GACCAGGAAGATGTTCTTTCACAGTCTGTAACCGAAGAATCTGAAGAGGAGGAAACGGAAGAGGATACCGAAGAGGAAGAGGTTGAAGAAGAGGTAGAGGAGGAAACTCCAAAGGCTCTCAAGAAAACTCTTAAACAGATTTCGCGTCTTACTGCTCGAGCAAAATCAGCAGAAGAAACAGTGGAGTCGCTCAAGAGTGAGATTCAAAACCTCAAGCAATCAGGAGGCAGTCAATCGCCAGCGTCTCAACCCGAGTTAGAAAACATTCAATCGTTTGAAGACTTGGAAAATTTGAAGCGGGAAGCACAGGCGGCCAAGAAGTTTGCACTTCAACATATAGGCAAGGATTTCGTAGAGGTCGATGGCAAGGAATATAGCGATGATGACATTCGCAATATCCTTACCCAGGCGGACGAATACCTTACTGAAAAGATTCCTCAGAGGAGTGAGTATCTAAGGGAAAAAAGCCAGTGGAGTAGGGACACAATCAATACCCACCCGTGGATGGATTCATCGAAAGATGATGACATATCCGAATCCCGAAGAGAAACCTATAACCAGTTACGAAACCAATACGGCAATGTACTGGATAACCTCCCTAATGGTGACTTTATCGCCGCAACTCTCGTCAGAGGCATTGAAGCATTAAAAGCCGAGCAATCCGCAAAGGCTCCCAAGAAGGTAGTCAAAAAGCGTAAGGCTCCACCTCCTACAGATGGAGGAGATGCATCCCCGCCAATCGAAAACTCGACTACTCGGAAGCAGAAAGAAAAAGCAAAAATCCTGGATCGGAAAGGACCACTCTCGGTTAACGACCTTGCCGCATTTCTAGCGGATTAAATTTCTTAAACTTCAAAATTATTTTTAAAAATGCCAACTAACATTGCAACTTCCTATAATGTAACAAGTGCCAAAGGTGCCTTAGAGAACCTAGAAGGATACTTGAAATCTGTCGAGCCAACAGAGACACCTCTGTATTCTACGCTTTCACAATCAGCCGCTCCAAAGGCAACTCTTAACGAGTGGCTTGTGGACTCACTTGCTGATCCTGAAATCGGTGGAGTAATTGACGGAAATGATCTCGATCTTTCTACTGCTCAAAACTTAATCGACTCACGTGCAAGATTACATAATCGCGTGCAGACATTCCGCGACTACTTTGCGGTCTCTCGTCAAGCTGAGATGATTGATGTTGCTCCTGGTGGACAGGGTGGATTATTTGCCGCTTCCAAAGCAAAATCACTTATTCAGCTTAAACGCTCTATCGAAACCGCTATCGGATCAGGAAATGATCAGAGTACAGGTTCAGGTACAGCGGGTGCTAAAATGTGCGGACTCGGAATTTGGTCTGATCCTGCCGCAACTGGAAACACATTCGACACAACTGCCAAAGAGGCATTCCGTGCTGTTAGTGGATCTCGCGTTAGCCTTGCGGCTTTAACTGAGTCTGCTCTTCGCGGATTACTTCAGTCTGTTTATACTGCTAGTGGTGCTAAAGGTTCATACAAATTGTATGCCGGCCCAGCAGTTATGGCGGCCATCACAGATTACACCCGTGCCGCAGTTACGAACAATCCTGTTTACAGCTTCACTCAAGATGTTAGCGGTAAGACATTAGTCGGATCAGTTCTTCATTATGTTTCAGACTGGGGTTCTATTGATATCATTCCTGACCTCTTTTTGGGTCGTGTGGATGGTGCGGCTTCTGGTACTGACACTGTTGAAGGAACAGTGAACACTGATCGTGCTTACCTGATTCCTGACGATGACACTGTTTCCTTGAAATTCCTTGAGGGTATTTCTGTAGTGGATCTTCCTGACAACGGCGGTGGAAAAAGGGCCTTCTCAGAGTGTATGGCTACCTTGCGGGTAGGCAATCCACGCGCGCTTGGAAGTATTATTTAAGTAACTTCGGGTTTATTGATCATGTTGTTATTGGGGAGCCGGTTTAGGGTTAGGCCGGCTCCCCTTTTTCCATTTAAATGAGTCTAAATATCATCGTAAGGGGAGGTAAGAAAAGCAGATCGTCACAGGACGAAATCGCTTATTATCTTCGTAAGCATAACGAGCAAGCCGCAGTTAATGAAAAGGCTGGGTATGCACAACGCCAAAAGCAGGCTCGCAAGGCCGCCAAAGCGTTTGAAGGAGGCAAAGGTGACCTCCGACTTGCTCGGGTAACAGACTTAACCACATATGTCCGCCATGAGCAGGAAAGACCAGGATGCTGGGCGGATAAAGGATTCCGTAAGGACTTCGAGAAATCAAACCCCGAGTGCAAGGTTAAGCATTGAGGATCGTCACCTACAGTGATTTTAAAAGTCGTTTCGAGTCTGCAATCGGAGTCGATACACTTTTGACCCAGGAGGAGACTGCCTTAAAGAATAGTCTTAACGACAGGGTGAGGGGAGCATGGACTCGGGCAAAATGGCCTGATGTTCAGACAGTGGTTGAGAAGACTGTTGCGGCGGTAACTACACCGATCATCGCAGACAAAGCAGTGCAGATCGATAATGCATCCGACCTTATGGATGTATTCGCAGTTTATAATAAGAACCCACTGGCAGATCGTTCAGCAGTTCTATTGGACTACCAACTCGTAAATGGTTACCTGGTTCTTCCGGCAGATTCATCGGTGACATCCGTATTTGTGGTCGGAAACCAAGTACCTGCAAACGACTACGGGACCGGCACAACGGATCTCCCTGCATTCCTCGAGCGTTACTTACTGCTCGCTTGTGTTTCTGACTATTACAAGGCAGACGGCCAATTGGAAAAAAGCATTCAACAAGAGGCATTAGCGGAAGAAACTCTAGCATTAGAAATCGATAGGGTCGAACGACTCGAATCGATGAACAAAATAACTTTTAACACTTATCCGAGCTACTCGTTCGGCATTTCAGTTTTAACCACATCATAAAAATGGGCATATCATCATTCAATATTCAGAACAGCATGGGAGCCAATGGTTGCACCTATGTTAATGGCACAGGTGCAAACACAGGCGAGTTCGTGGCAATTCAGTTCACCGAAGATTCGGTAATTGGAGCAATTACTGGACAGATGGATAATTCGGCAGATTTGATTTCTGACTCAATTACATTCAGTAAAAACGACTGTCTGTATTTACCATTTACCAGCATCACTCTTTCGAGTGGAGCCGCTATACTCTATAAAGCCTAATGCCTTATTTCGGTCTAGGGCTTCACATAGGTGACACTGAAGGTGACTCACAGGTTGGACCGACTCCACCTGCTGGCCCCGATGGCGTTATACAGACAGAGGCACAGGATTTTTTACAGGTAGAGGCAGGACAGTTTTTAGCATTCGACTAGGAGAAAAAACAAAATGGCAACAAATAAGAAAATTTCAGCATTAACGGCCCTAGGGGCAACTCCAGCAGTCGGCGATATTATTCCGATCACCGATGTGTCAGATACAACGGGATCAGCACAAGGCACTACCAAAAAAGTAACAGTAGCCAACCTAGTAGCCGCCGCCCCCCAGGGCGATCTAGTTGCAAGTAATAATCTGAGCGATGTATCTAGTGCCTCAACATCCCGCACCAACCTCGGACTCGGCACAGCGGCTACAACCGCAAGTTCCGACTACGCAACTGCGGCACAGGGAGCCTTAGCAGATAGTGCTACTCAGCCAGGTGATCTTGGAACAGCGGCATCGCAAGATGTAGGGACTTCCGCAAGCAATGTGGTTCAATTGGACGGAACTGCCAAGCTACCTGCCGTAGACGGATCGCAATTAACGAATCTACCTAGTGGATCAGTTGATGGCACACAAGTTACCTCAACAGGCGAAACAGGTGGCACTAAATTCTTGCGGGAAGATGGAGATGGCACCTGTTCGTTTCAGACAGTTTCAATTTCAGACGAAAACTTGCGAGGTACAGACGAACCACATATGGGTGCGTTCCCTAATCAGTCATTTTTGGTAACGGATAATCCGAGTAGATCAGTCATGGTTGTCGCTGATGCGGATGGTAACTTGGACTTTGTACTGAAAACCGCAAACGCGAAAGTATTTCTTAACACACCATCGCAACGCCTAGCACTAGCCGCAGGTTTTAGTATACAGGAGGATGGGGATGAGCCTGATATAGAGGCCGTCGATACAGACGGAACTACTTACTCGGTTATCAGCGGAGATACCGACACCAAAGGAGCTAATGATCTTCCAATGAGACAAGGATTTAACTTACCCGATATAGGGGCAAACCCCGCACCACTTTTAATTTCAGGCGGTTCAATCGCATAACATAACTTAACTAATATAATATCATGGCAACAGTATACATCGCACCAACCGCACAGGGTTCAGGAAACGGAACCTCAGAGGCAAACGCTTACGCTTATTCATCACTAAGTTCCGCAGAATCTGACGCAGGAAGTGGAGGCACTATCTTTTTTGTGGACGGAGACTATTCACTTTCGTCCAATCAAACATGGGACTCTAGCGGAGTAACCTACAAATCACTAAACAGATATGGTGCTAAAATAATCGGCTCAGGAGATGTTAGATTATTAAGTATAGGAACTACCACTAATACATCTGCTGTAATAGTTTCAGGTTTTTCGTTTCAAGACTTTGTCTTTAAATTTACTCCACCTTCAAACAGTAGCATAGTACAAACCCTAGAATACAGCAAAGCCAGCCAGACCACATCTTCAAGTCAAAATCCAATTAGTGGGCAAGCGGGTTCAACAGATCGAGCTTTGGTGAATTTTTGCTCGCTCAATTTTAAACCTAGTGGTTCTTCTTTTGGTAATAGCACAAGCGGATACATTTACAAAAACTCCAATTTCTTTTTTGATTTATCTGCGACTTCGGGAATCAATCCTGATTCAAGTGTTATTTCTAATAACTGCATCTACAGTAGTAATGATAATTCTAAGTGGTCACAGTCACTAGCCTCCGCGGGAACTAACTGTTGTTTCCATAATATGGGTTCTGCTAACAGTTCAGGCGGAACAAACAACATATTTGTTGACCCGTTATATGTAGATCCTGGTACTGACCTTCGACTTCGACCAAATAGTCCATGTATCGGTGCAGGAACCATAAGCTAAATAGTCATGGGTTACAATAAGTTGCACAGGAAGGACTTCACGATTGCAGTGAAGACGGGAACAGACGCAAACAAGTCGAAGTTCAAGAAGGAATGTGTCCAAGGTGAAATATATTTCGCTACTGATACTAAGAAAATCTATGTAGCCGAGACTACCGCAGGATCATCTGACGCGACCCTAGCTCAGTTCAATCCTGACGCTACAGGGCAGTAATGATCTATGCACTCCTGGCACTAACCTTACTGGCGGGATGTTCGCTTCGTTCGACCTACCCGACACTAGGAGCTATTGCCGGAGGAGGTGCAGGATCTCTTGCGGGACCAGGAGGTGCGGCACTCGGTGCTGGCATAGGTGCTGTAAGCGGGGAGGCGTTAAAAAATGCAGATGCACTCGTAGAGGCCGAGGAAACGATTGAGGCGTTAACGCATGGCGATGTATCCGCCCTAGTCGCACAGGGAATGGCCGAGCATCAAAGCGGATTCGCTGAGTTTACTAATTACATAAAACGCATCCTCATCGGAGCGGCAGTCATTCTAGGATGCTACCTGGCAATCCCCATTTTTGTGGCAAAAAGATGCGCAAAAACGGAGGTCACTAAATCGACCACCCGAGCACCCTTTCCCCGACCCTCCGATCAGAAATGAAAAACTTAATTTTACTAAAAAAGAAATTTCAAACACTCTCAAAACGAGGGAAGATGATAACCGTATTCGTAGGCTTGATCATAGGTATCATAGTTTTGGACTGCCTATTTAAATGATGATTGATCGGGTCTCAGTTTTAGGAATGTCAGGCACAGCGGCCACCTTTGGCCTGTCTGCATTTGACTCGGCAATCGGAATCGCGGTTGGCTTAGTGACACTGGTTTATATGTCCCTAAAACTGTGGCAGGAGATTAAGAAGCGATGAAGACTGTTGCTGTCAAAGATATAAAAACAGGCGGGTTTACCATGTGCCGGTTAACTGGATTTGGCTCAATATCATCGGATGATAGAGCAGACTACACATCTGAAAATAAATTTACTGAATACAAGAACTTAGCAGACGGAAAGTTTGGGACGAAAGTTAGTCTTGGAAATGTTAAGACATCCCTGGATCTCAAAGAAACTAGGATAGTAACTTTAGAAGATGATAAGCTCGTTAAGGAGTCCAAGATTTCTGCCTTAGAAGATGACAAGGCAGTAAAGGATACCAAGATTGCTAACTTAGAGTCTGATAAAAACGATAAAGATAACAGGGTAGCCGCACTAGAATCTGATAAGAACGAGAAGGACACCAAGATGTCTGACATGGAGTCGGATATGGCCTTACTCGCTAGTCAGGTAAGTTTGGGTAATGTTCGTGTCAGTCTAGGTAATCTAGTTACCCGTGTTTCCTCATTAGAGACTTTAGGTATCAAAGGTATTAGTAATGCCGTTAGTTGGACCAATCTTACGGATATAAATCTGAGTGGGGAAAAACTTACTAACGGAGACTTTTCGCAATTAGGTTATGTTGAAAACACTTCCTATACTTTTCCTACAAGTCCAAACGGAAATCATAACACCCATTATGTTTTTGAATCTACGAATCGTCCTCTTGTCATTGCGTTAAAAACAATAGACGGAATAACTGAGGGTGAAGTATATGAAATGCACAGATACCATGTCGGGAATGGCAAAGCGAATATTCAAGTTTCAACTGACAACATGGTATGGGTTAGCCACAGGGGTCTAAATTGGGAAGTAGTTGATAAAGTTCCTACTAATTGGACTGTATCAGGTGGAAGTCTCAATCAAACTAAATTAGCTAAAGGAATTATAAAGGGTTCAGGGAGTCAAGTTGCTATCAAACAAACATTCTCTCAGAACATCGCTTCAGGAATTAAATTAATTGTTAAAGTTTCAAGTGACGATGACATAAAATTTACTCCTATAAAAGGTAATGGACAAACTGATCTAAATAATGATTTTACTGTATTAGGATCAGATGGATACGCTGAACATACTACACAAACTAATGTATCAGGATTCAAGGTAAGCACAGTCAATAGTTTACGAGAATTTAATTCTATCTCAATCTTTCAAGGAGCAGTAAGTGGAGGAACAGTTCAAGCGTATGCCGGAGGCGGTCTTGAAAAGATAAGCGGTGCTAACGGATGGAATGCAGGAGCGTCATCAGTACAAAAGATAGACGGTAACTCAGATGGCTATGTACAGTTTCAATGGGCTAAAAATTCGTTAGAGGTAGGACTTGCTTATACAGACGATGACTATGTCCAAAATATTGAGCCTTACTTTTTAAGGTTTTATAGTGGCGGTCGTACTGTCGCTTCGGGCGGGTACGATGAAGCAAGCTTTGCTACTGCGGGTGATTGGTTTAGGATAAGACATTACGCTTCTACGAACGAAGTAAAGTTTCAGAAGAGACAAACGGTGTACAGTCAGAATCCAAACTTTGTTTTTGAAACAGCTTCAGGCAGTAATTACAGCTATCCCTCTGCATCAAGACCGAAAGTAATTTCATTAGACGGATCAGGGACTCTTACTTTAGGTGAGTTGTACGAGGTTTATACTGTCAGAGCATCCGACCAAGCACTTTATTTAAGAGACTTAGATGGTAATGCTCACGGGTATCATGGGCAAGGGACTCGTGGAGTAAGATTTCAAGTAGTGGAAGAAGCTGGGCAGGACTATGTAACCTTTCAAACTGCAAACACTCTAAGTAATGGAAACGATCTGTATATAGATACTTCGTTTTACAATGTGGAATCTCGAATTAACGACGTAACTATTGTAACATGAGCAGATACCGCAGTTACGGCAAACTAGACGATCCATTCGTAACAGAAGGGGATACTTTCTTTCTGCGGATGAATGCCCGTCTGCGACCTAATCAGTTAAAAGCCGGTGAGGTAGCATTGTCAAAGAATGGTCGGATGAACGATGACGGAACCTGGCAACCCCGCAAAGGATTATCGACTCTGTTCGGATCAATCACATCGGGAGCAGATGCCATCCGTTTACCTTATGTAATTCAATCGGCATCCCGATCATCTGGAGTGGTAACAATCGTATTGGATGACACTCCGAGTCTATCATTTATACCAGGCGAAAATATAACCATTGCAGATGTCGATGCATCGATTGACGGCACTCATGCATTAGGCTCAGTCAATTTCACCACCAAGACACTGACATTTACCAACGCTGGAACCGATACCACTTTCACAGTACAGGATGCATCAGTCGGAAACACATCCGTTTGTTCTGCTGGCAATTCAATCGCTACCACTTTAAATTTTACCATTAACGATGATGGAGTAAATGCAGTTTACGGATCAGCAGTTTACAGTGATGCCTCATCGAACAATGACGATTATATTTTCTCGGCGACCAATAATGTTGCAGTCATCATTCGCCTAAAAGACTCAGCACTTTTTAAATGCCGTTACGAGGCTGGAGGGGAAACAGTAGATGGTCCCGTAGGCATGACCCAGGGGTTCGATAAAATGTTTATCTTCCGATCCCGTAAGACCACTCTTTCTGCAAGTCCGGCAATTAATTCAATCGGAATATCATCAGCCTCCCAATCGGGTCAGACGATTACTGTAAATACATACACGAATCATGGGCGGGTGACCGGTGACTTTGTCACGCTGACCAACCTGGGTAATTGGACTGTAAATCCGAATGACTGCTATCAGATTACCAGGATAAGTGACACTCAGTTTACAGTCACTATGGCATCCTCGCAGACTACTACCTTTAATGTGTCAGGAGCACAGGCTGAATATTTCGAGGATTTCACTCGGGTAGATCGTGGAACTTATACAGCACCTCAGTATCTAACCGATACCACCGCCACAGCATCAAGCGGGGTGGTGACGATGGATGTGGTAAATCATGGGTTGGAGATCGGGAATGAGATAACCATTAGAGACGGGGCATCCCCGTTCGATTTATTCGTAAATCAAAAAGCGATTGTCACCAGCACTCCTACTGTCGATCAGTTTACATTTAATCTTGGCGTGGAGGATGTTTCGCTAGGAGCATCCCTTACCGCATCCAGGCAACTGGCAATCGGTAAAGGATTCATCCATATGCCTGCGGCTCCATGGGGACAGTTTCATCAGCGTAGACTATGGGTTCCTTATTGGTTCACTTCAGATATATCACCGACTGATCGTAATAATCGTGATGAGATTGTAGCATCTGACATCTTAGATTCAGATACCTATGATCGCATTGGCAATCAATTTAGAATATCTGCGGGTAAAAGCGATTTCCTAGTAGGCATCCAACCATTTACTCAGGACACTCTTGCAATATTCAATCGTAAATCGATCCACCTGATGACAGGCGTAAGTGGATCTCTTGCCGATGTAAAAACAAATGTGGTAACAACTGAGATTGGAGCAAGTGCCCGCAAGTCAATCGTACAGGTGGCCAATCAGATTCTGTTCCTTTCGGATCAAGGGATATATTCTGTGGCCTTCTTGGATGAATATAATTTACGGGGAACAGGCACACCTTTATCGGAATCCATCCAACCATTTGTGGACCGAATTAATCAGGACTATGCTCACCTGTCATGTGGAGTATATTTCGACTCTAGGTATTGGCTTGCAGTTCCATTGGATTCAGCACCTGGGCGAGGAGATGCCACGAAGCTGAATGCGATCATCGTATATAATTTTATCAACGGAGGATTTGAATCCATCGATCAGGTAAACTCCACCGAGTTTGCTATCCGCGATCTGATCGTTGCCCGCGAAGGAGCACAGAATGCTCTATATTTAACTACCGAAGAAGGAGGCGTTCATAAGGTGGATGGATTTGAGGGAGGCGATGTTGTTTCGCTTACAGCAGGGCAGGCTCAATCGGAAACGATTCCAGTGGTCAGTCAGTTAACTACCCGCCAGTATGATGCTGACTCGATGGATCGTAAAACCTTCAGTCGAGCCGAGCTTCATGTAAAATCGAATACCGGCTTTTCTACTGATGGTAATATTCAATTTATCACCGAAGATCCCGATTCGACTTCTCAATCTACAAGCATATCATCTTTGATCGGTAGCAATCTTCCTGACTCAGAAGAGGCATCGGTAAGGCTTAGAGTGAATAAAAGGGGATTCGGAGTACAGGCAGACTTTCAACCAACCAATGGCAGACCCTATCTTCGGTCCGCTAAAGTGGACGCTAGAATTACAGACCGATCCACCACATCCGTTTCATAGGAGAAAAATAAAATGGCAGTATTACAAACAGGACAATCATTCTCATCAGGCGATCAGGTAACGGCAACCAAGTTACAGGACATCGCGAACCTGGCAACCTTTAGAACGGGAACAAATCAGACCGCAGATGATTCCACCATTCAGGTCGATGGATCGGGTGGTTATCTAAAGGTCAAATCGGCAGGGATTAGTTCAAACGAACTGGCGACTGACTCAGTCATTACTGCCAAGATACAGGATGGAGCGGTGACTGCGGCCAAGCTCGATAGTGCGGCAGTAAGTGTCCTTATGCCAACTTCCACCATTTTGCCTTATGCTGGTTCTTCTGCTCCAACAGGTTATTTACTTTGCGATGGTGCGGCCATCAGTAGAACAACATACTCAGATTTATTTGGACTCGTAGGAACTACCTACGGAGTAGGTGATGGTTCCACCACATTTAATATTCCCGACCTTCGAGGCCGAGTAATTGCTGGTCAGGATGACATGGGTGGATCTTCTGCCAACCGACTAACCAATCAATCAGGCGGATTAAATGGAGACACTTTGGGTGCAACTGGAGGGACTGAAACGCATACTCTAAGCACATCAGAAATCCCCGCACACGATCACGATATCACAACGACTTCTAAAAGTAATAATACGAACGGCGTTGCGGGTAATTTCCCAACAGGAACAAACCAAAACCCACCAAATACTACTGCTCCAAACACTGAAGCAGTCCAAAATACTGGCGGAGGAAATGCACACAACAATGTCCAGCCAACCATCATTTTAAATTATATCATCAAAACCTGATTTATTATGGATATCTTCGACAAACTATTTAACAGGGAGCCAAAGGCAGAACCAATGCCTGACCCTAATCTTAAAAGAATTTCAGAAATGTCAGGCAGATTATCCACACAGGATAGGGCATTACTGGATGACATGGTTTACCTTTCTGAGTCTAGGAATAAAATCATGCAACCACAGGCTCCCAAAGGCGAAAAGTTGGCATATATAAATGCGATGGAGGAAGAAATCCTCAAGAACTCGGGAGCATCAGTTCCCACTATGACTCCTGAAGGAATACCATCGTTTTCACCCGATGATCCTCTCAAGCAGGCCGCCGCTCTTCTTAACTCAGCGGCTCCACAGGGAGAATCACTCGCTTACATAAATTCCGAAGAAGCAGAAATGCTCAAGGATGCCGGTGGAGCAGGGGAACCTGTAAACAGTTCAGGCGTTCCATCGTTCTTTCTCAACAAACTTTTTGGAGGAGGGAAAGCACCTCCTTCCATGCCTAAACTAGATGTCGGCAAGTCTGCTCGCGATTATGTTAATGCGATGTCTGATCCTGCGATTCAGGGCAAACTTTTACAAACTCGTCAGACATACGATCCTCAATATCAGGATTTACAGTTAAGCCTTGCCCAGCGAGCCGCTGATCCTATGGCGGATCTCGCAGAATCAAATGCGATGCGAGCACAGGACTTTGGAGCACAAATGGCCGAGCGTCAGGCGGGTTCTGATATATCGATGATGAATCGATTTGGTGCTGATTTTAATCAGGCGGTAAGGGCATCCGACCCGCTCATGCAGGCTCGCGTGGAGCAGGCAAATCAGATGGCCGACCAGGCATTTCGTGAGTCACAGATTCAAGACTTATCTCCTGAGATGAGACGCAGGGCGACTCAATCGGCTCGGGAGGGATTGGTGGCTCGAGGCAGGGACATGGACAATGCGGCAATCGCGGCCGAGGCGATGAGCAGGGAAGACTATTTACGGGACATCATTCGCGATAATCGTCAACAGGCACAGGGACTAGGCAGTTATGCGAGTGGTTTAAATCGGGCAACCTCTGTCGATCCAATGTCTATGCTTAGAGGTGGAAATAATTACACCCAGCAAGGGTATGGCGAAAGGGCGGCTTTATTCGGAATACCACAAGAGCAGTCAACCAGGATCAATCCTGATGCCGGAGTAAATATCGGATTACAGGATAATGCTAATCGTGCCAATTACCTGGCGAACACTTATGCGGCTCGCGAACAGGCGGCAAGCGGAATGGCGAGTGGATTAATGGGCATGGTAGGAAGCATTGCAGGCGGATACTTAGGAAGAGGATAAAACTATGGCAATCGGCGATACAGTACAGGCAGGCTTGGGGAGGATGGACTTCTCAGCGTTTCAGACAGCAGGGGCGGCACAGGCAAGAGCGAATGAGGCATTCGGAAATGCACTCGGACAGGCGGCCACAGCATACTTTGCGGGGAAGGAAAAGAAGGAACGGGCGAATGAGATGACTCAATACCTAATGGGGCAGGGTGCATCGGAAGAAGATGCCAAGGCAATCGCCAAGAATCCATTCCTGCAAAACGAGTATCAGCGTAAGCAGGCGGCAGATCAGCAGATGAAAATCGCTCAGATGCAGGCTAGAACATCGATTGCTAATTCTAAACGAGCCGCCACTACTGCTAATCAGGCACAAAATTTAAAAGAAAGACAGTTTGAGGCAGAACAGGATTTATTAGATGAGCAGAAGGCACTGAATGAAAGCCTTGCCAAGTTCAGTATGCAACCAGTGCAAACTCCAACTCCTGAGTTTAGTGCATTGCAACAGGAATATCGCCCCGAACAGATACCAGGTACACCTGAGTTTATTGCAATGCAAGAAGAACCGATACCTGAAAGACCTTCGATTATTGCAAAATATATTACAGAAAAGCCTGACTTTAAACGATTCGAAAAACAAGATTCACCTGCTGTCGCTCAATTACCTAATTCATTCAAACCACAGGGCAGAAGGATACAGGAGGCAGTTGAATCGGGAGAGCTTTCAGATAAGGCTGGAATGGTAGCGATTAATAATTTAGCACAACAAGCAACTGCTGGCATGGATGATTTTGCAACTCTTAGAAAAGCCGAAGCTGATATGCGTAAAGAGTTTAACGCTTTGGATGCCACAAAGGATTTTGGCGATGTTCGCACTGCATTTCTAAAAGTAAAAACTGCCGCTGAAAATCCATCTGCGGCAGGTGATTTAGCTTTAGTTTTTAATTACATGAAGATACTTGATCCTGGCAGTGTTGTTAGGGAGGGAGAGTTTCAAACCGCCGCAGATGCAACTTCATGGCTACAGAGAAGTGAGAATGATGGTATTGCTATACCATTACCAATTGCTAAAGCTATAAGAAAACTTGAAGATGGTACTCTATTAACGCCGGATCAAAGAGACGATTTTTTGAGTACAGCAAGAAATACTGCATCGGCTCAGTTTAAACCAGCAAAGGAGGCTTTACAGCGATACAAAGGTTTAGCGGCAAATAGTGGTTTGAGGGTGGATCAAATAATTCCATCAAACTATTTGCAAATTGAAGAAGAATTAAGCCCGTCAAAGCCTCAAGGACCAGGCATAGATACCAAGCAGGGAACTTACAGAATACCAGGACAACTTTCGGTAGAAGGTCAGTAATGGGACAGTACAGAATATTCAGCGAACCCCTCGGAGTAGATTTCATGGTCGAGGGGCCGGAGGCTCCTAATGAAGAATCCACTTTTCAGATTCTCAAGCAGGTAGTTCCACCTGATCGGATGATTAAAGCATTCGAAGATGGTAATAAGGAACTAGCTCGAGCCGCCTATAAGAATGGTTACTTTGACCAGGAGTCTGACACAGGTTTATACGATGCATTTAAACAGGCCGCCGGTGAAGTCATGGAGGGTATGGGTTCAATAATTGAACAACCATTTGACGATTTTCAAAGAGATGCTATCGAAGGTATGCCTGCTGAGATGAGAAGAAAGCTTGGTGTAAAAGTGCCAAAAGGTAAGTCTCGTAAAGCAACAACATACCAAACAGTAGCCGAAGCAATTGCTGGATATAAAACTATAGGAGATGCCGGTAAACTTGCATTCTCCAAAATGGCAGGTGAAGGGGATGAAGATATAGATGCCTCCATTCAGTTTATTGGCGACATGATGAAAACTCAGTCGTTTATAGATGATGGGGCGGCAATCATGGCCGAGCAGTTTGGTGATTTCGATATGTATAGAGACCTCAAAGCCGGAAGAGTTGAGCCTGATAAGAAACAGGCACTAGCGGCATCTTTATTCGTACAGTTGGAAAATCCTGTGGCCGCAGTAACCACTGGAAGTATTCGATCTGCCACCAATATGCTACGCAGGGGAACCGCAAAGAAGTTGGCCGAGCAACTCAAGGAAGCAAACAGCAAGAAATTTTTACTTGAAAAGCAACTCAATCGATTACCAGCCAATGCATCTGACAAACTCGTAAAGACTGCTACCGATGCACTCGAAAAGGCGACTAAGGAATCGGATGAAATACTCGCAAAAATCACTCCATTTACTGAGCAGAAGGCAAAGGCAGGGTTTACCAATCAAATGGTTGGAAAGGGTATGCAGGCAGTCGGCAAAGCGGGTGAGCACTTTGGTAACCTCACCGAGTTTATTCGCAGAGCAGGCGTGGAGGAAGCGACTACCTTATTGATGAGAGCAGGGCTTAGTGAACAGGTAGCCAAGGGGGTTATTTATACATCAATCGGTGGAGCCGCTGACCTCACAGATGGGGAAGCCAGTTTAACCGGCACAGGCTTTGGAGCATTGGCCGCCTATATGGGCCCACGGGCAATCGCCAGCATGGGACGAAGTTCAGCAATACTCGGTAAACAGTTGACTATGGCCGAGACCACCATGCCATTCTTTAAAAGGGTAGGGGCATTGCCGGCAGACGATCCTAAACTTGCCGAGGTATTAGTCGATAGGACTGATAACCTGGTACTCGGAGATGCCGCCTCACAGTTAAAACCTATACTCACTCAAACCCGAGACCTTCCATCTAGTGTAAGAGGAGTCGCCAGGTTTATCGATAGATCAGGACTAGGTAGACTAGGCACAGAAACCGCCAATGTCGCCAAAGCGGCGGCAGGAGGGGCGGCATTGCCTGGTGCATTCGGATATATGGCCGGAGGGGAAGAGGGTGCGGCATCTGCAATCGGAGCATCGGCTCCATTTATAGCCGCCGGATTAGGTTATGGATCTCTTCTTAGGTTCAATAATAAATCTGATCTGCTCGCCAAACAGTTGGGTGATTTAGAATACCACAAGCAATCGCTTACCGAAACTGAGCGGGCAAATTTCGAAAAGCTGGACAAGGATCAACAGGTAGCAATATCTACCTTTTCTCAATTCTTCCCCGATGTGGAGATCAGAATGAAATCAATGGGGAAGGATGGACCGAATGGAGCACATTATGTAGATGGTTCTGACAGTGTGATCGAAATAAATACCGATACCAATTTATCTTACGGAACTATTCTTTCACATGAAATCGGCCACCATGTTGAGAGGCATGGACTACTGCCTAATATCCTCGAGGAGATGCTTGGCAATCCTGAGAAGGGAAAAGTCGGAATATTTACCAAGATAGATAAAGCCACAGGTAAGCCCAAGATTACTACCGATGAGAATGGTATGAAACATTACGAACTCACCGATGAATTTAGGGAACTTCAAAAGGCTTATGTCGATAAACTTGCCAACTCCAATGTTTCGGAAAAAGCAAAGCAGGCATATGAAACACCCGAGCAGTTTGCACGGGAACTGTTTGCTGAGACTGTGGCCGAAAGAATGTTATCCGGCAAAACATCCAAACGGGCAGGGCAGTCATCCACTTATAAGCTCATCGAAAGCCTGGGTGATCGTATCACCAGTGGAGGCTTTATGCGTAAAGCTATGCATTCACTCGGTATGGCCACCAAGGCGGATGGATCTCTTGTTCAGGGAACCGGCATACTCGGTAAACCATTTAAATCATCCAAGCAATTGGACAACCTGGTCAAGCGGTATGAAGACGAGACAATCGGCTTGTCGGAATCGGAGATTCGCGAACAACGCCCAGTCACTAAGGATGATGAATTAGACACAGTCATCGTTTCACCCAGTGATCCGATTGAGAGTTTGCAGGTATTTAACAATGGTGGACACTTTAAGACCGACAAAGATGGCAACATTATTGTCAACCCAATCACCAAAAAGCCCGAAGTCTATTCTCCATCAGAGACAAGAAGAGCAAACCAGGCACTCGCCAGGGATTTGACCGAGTCTATAAAGGCTCGAGAAAATGATCTACCTGAAGGTCATGTCACTCTGTCCGAAACTGAGGACGGAAAACTTACAGGCTCCGGCAAGTTCATAGATGACTCAATTATCGATGAACTATCCAGGACAGGCCGATACAACCCATCGCAGATAAACTTTCTTCGGGAAGCCAGCAAAGCGGGTAGGGAGGGCATCGGTAATCAGATGCTACTATTCTACTATGCGGCTACCGGCAAGGGAGGAAGGAAATACAAGACGCTAAAAGGCGGATATCGCGATAGCTTGGTTTATGGCATTACGATTACCAAGGACGGAAATGTTATCTTAGATACTGTATCCCTTGACAAGCTACAGAAGAATATCGACTACCTCCTGAAGCGAAGAGGTAATGAAATCGGCCAGGCGTTTGGCGGATCAGACCCAGCAGTAATTCGTAAAAACTTCGAATCCATGTTCGAGAAGTACCTCGACAATCATGCCAAAGGCATAGTCAATGGTACTCCTGAAAGTGGAATTACCGAAGGGCAGAAAAACTTCCTAAATGCCGCATTCGGTCCTGTAAGCAAAAGTCAGATTGCAGACAACCCCACTTTATCAAACCTCGGTGAGAGACGGGCAAACACATTAGGAACATACCGCTCTCGCAGATTAGATCGTATAGGAACACTTAATCCTACCGGCAATACCCGAAACATCGTTATTGATCGTATCAGGCGAAACCTTATGCCTGGAAGGGGCGAAGCCGATGTGCAGATTACCGACAAACTCTTCATGCCGGCAGGGGATGCGTATAAAAAAATCCCTACAGATTTACAAGACGAGTATATAAACTTCAGAAAAAAACTTCGCTCAGATTTAGAGGTTTCAAGATTCACTAATGATGGGCAAATTCTTTCAGCACCTTTTTGGTTAAAGTCTGCTATAAATCAAATAGATGCAACCGAACTGATGGGAGTCACTAGAAAGCTCGGAAGGGAAAGGATTGTAAATAATGATCTGACGGTCGATCAACTTGCATCAATTGCATTAAAATCTCCTGATATTAAAAGTAAAAGTTTTGCTGAGTATTTAGCTAGAAGAGTTGCAAGGGGTTTAGATATAGCATCCATAGAAATGGCTAAAGTTATTTCACGGCAAGACGCTAAAATGGGGACGCTTTTAGATCGTTGGATTGATTATTCGACTTGGGAAATAAATCATCCGATCACTAATGATCCTATTGATTTTCATGGAACTGATTTGTACGAGGTAATTCATCAGAGTTTAAAGGAAGAAGGTCAGTACAAGAAACAAGAGTCATATGAAGAAATAAAACAGAGGCAGAACTCGGACCCAAACAAACTCTTCATGCCGGCTGGCGGCATGACGGTAGACCAAATAAAGGCAAAATATCCTAGCGTAAAATTAGATATTTATGGTGATGCACAGAAGGGATTTGAGTTAAGTCGAATTATAGTACCTAAAGACGAGCGGAGCAGTGGATTAGGGACCGCTGTTATGGATGACATTATAAAAATGGCTGACGATCAAGGAGCAGTTATATCATTAACACCTGATATATCATTTGGCGGCTCAAGCGTTTCCCGTTTAAAAAAGTTTTATAAGAAATTTGGATTCGTAGAAAACAAAGGGAGAAACAAAGATTTCTCAACTCGTAACACAATGATAAGGCCAGCCTCCGACAAACTCTTCATGCCGGCCTCCGAGGCTGGTGCGGGGAAGGGGAAGCAAGCCGAGGCCGCAAAGCTATGGCAGGAGAAGGGTACGGATTCGCCATACTTTAAGAAGTGGTTCGGCAAGTCCAAGGTAGTCGATGAGAACGGCGAGCCGTTGGTGGTTTATCATGGGACACCTAGCGGAGAATTTAATGTTTTCGATTATGACCGAATCGGTAATTTAGGTCGAATGGAAGGCCAAGGTTTCTACTTTGCTACTGATAAAGGTATGGCTCAATCCTATATGGGTAAGGATGGCCGCTTGATGGAGGTTTATTTGGACATAGAAAAACCAATGTCTGTAGAACAAAAAGGGTTTGATGCTGATACTTTAGAGACTCTTTTAATGGAAATCGCCGAAGAGCAACATAGATACGATCCTGAAGTACCAATCGATGAAGGTTTCTTAGCAGACTATGGGGGGTTATATAATGCAGTCGATTTAATCTCAAAAAACGAGACTGCTTTAGATCAACTTGGCGATTTAATGGGGGCGGGTGTAAATGCTGAATTTATAAATACTGCACTCAAAAAGGTTACTGGGTTTGACGGAGTAAAAGCAAAAATAACTGATAAAGCGAACGACTTTACCTCTGACATCTATGTCGCCTTCTCCCCCGAACAAATCAAATCGGCCACCGGCAATCGGGGAACCTTCGATGCGGGGGAGAGGAATATTCTTTTTATGCCTGGTAAAGGCGATATAACTCCGGCATCGGTTCAATCATGGGACGATGCTAATCCTACATTCGGTGCAAATTTTACCAAAGGTATGGCTAAGGATAACAAGGAGGCCGCCGCTTTACTTCGTAAATCATACGAAGATGAATTTGGTGAACCTATAAAGGCACAGGACTTTACCCAGGAACAAGTGGAGTGGTTGGGCGGTATGCTCGCACAAGAAGGGGAAGCCGCACTCGGTAGAACCGGCAATGCGGTAAACTGGTATACAAGTGCTGTTGAAAAAGCATTGTCTGTAGCGGAAGAGATCTTCCCTGAGATCGGCCAAAAGTTTGAGGCTAAGGATAGATTCCTTGGTGCATTATCGATCACTAGTCAGAACATGAGGGTGATGGATAATGCCAAGGCCGCAGTTTCGCAGTACCAGCATAAGATCAGAACCGGTAAATTTAACTATAACATAAAGCATGGTGCGAAAGCAGATGCCATTACAAGCAATCTAAAACTCTACGATAAGGTAGAGGCTAAGATGGGAGTTGATAAACTTAATGATTTCTTGGATGCCGACTTTACAGTTAAAGAACTTATAGAGTGGGGTAGAGACTTTTTCGGGGATAAGAAATTCTCAATCGCTGGGTATAGTACAGATAAGGTAAAAGGTTCAGCTATATTCGGACCGAAGATCGGACAGGGCTTTTTCCAAAACCTTAGAGGTAATTACGATCCTGTTACTGTGGACCTTTGGTTGCGTAGAACTTACGGGCGATTGACTGGTCTATCATTAGACACAGCACTGTCACCAGGTGATATCGGTAGAATTATATATGCTGTCCGCAATAATAAAGGTAAGCGAAAGTTTGCCGGTCTTGAAATGCCTGAATTTTTAAAAGGTGTATCGATAAGCGGAAAACTCCAAAAGAATGGAGTGGCTAACTTTAAGATTTCAGACAAAGCATTTGAGTCTTTATTTGGAGATAACACGATTGGCCGAGATAATTATGAGGCCATTTATGAATTTGCTGAAAAATTAAATCGTGAATGGGAAAGAAGTTTTGCCAAAGCTAATACTGATGTAAAGAAAGCCAAAGATGCTATTAAGAAGGCAAAGAAGGAAGACCGAGGCACTACTAACCTGGAGAAACGACTTGCAAAGTTTGAAGCTGAGAAGGAGGCAATCGGTAAAGAAAAACCACAATGGGCAAAAGCAGGTTCGACTGTTAATGATAAGCTGAAACCAATCGATGTTCCTTCTAATGCCGAACGGGCTGTGATCACTAAAGCATTCGATGTCGCATTAAAGTCACTAAAAGAAAAGGGCATCGACTTGACCCCGGCGGATCTTCAGGCTACTCTATGGTATCCCGAAAAAGATATTTGGGCATACTTGAAAGGCGAAAATTCTGACGCTTTGAATATGTCCTACGATACAGCAATGGAGGTAATTCGTGACCAAAGATAAAAAGAAACCTGAAGTTTTTGATTTTGACCATGATGATGGTATAGCATCGCAGATGTCAGATAAACAAATTGAAGGAATGGCATCTTCATTAAACAAATTAATGGATAAAAAAATGAGGGAAGATCCTGAAATGAAAAAAAGGATCGAAGCTCGAAGAGCAGAACGACTAGCTCGTAAATCCTAGTAAGGATAATCCATTTAATCTGCCGAGCCATTTCGCTAATTAGGGACTGATATTCCCGAATATCCGCAAGCAATCCCTTGCGTTAAATAGGTATTAATTTCTGCCAATTTCTGCCGTTTTAGGGTTGATCTTGTAAATATCTATGCCAATATCAACGCAAGCAGTTGCATGATATAATTATGAAAAAAGGCAAGAAAAGATGGGTTAATGACTTTGCGTGTACATTGTACTTTTTGGGTGCTACCCGTAAGTGTTTTGGTTATAGTATAGACCACTTAAAGCAACGGGTTCCCGAAGCGATACATAGGCAATGGAAATTACGAGCTAATTTGAATACTGACTTCATGCACCAGGTAAGCGATAATGAGTATCGTGGATATACAATCGCTGTTACAGGAGAACGCATCAACTATGTTATTATCGACAGGAAGAACAGGATCAAAGAGGCCGCCATGCTTTTGGGTCAGATCGGTGGACAGGCAGGAACAGGTAAGAAAAAAGTTCGTGGCGATTCCAACTATTATAGAGTTTTACGAATGAAAGGAGTTGAAAAAAACAAACAAAAAATGCGTGAAAACATAAAAAAAAGTAAGAAAGTATAAAAAAGTTGAAAGAAAGTATTGACAGGTTTAGGTTTTTGCCACATTGGTTGAATTGTTCAGCAAGTGATGGGCTGAATAAGTTCTTTCAAACAACATTTCATATCAACAACCGGCGGGATTTGTTCAGATTTATTTCGCACAATATGCATTATATCATTTTTGCGAACATTTCTGCACAATAAGTAGTTCCTAGTTTTTTCCTGTCGGTTGTTATTCACAATAACCCGACAATATGGAAAACCCACTAGACCAATACCACCCAATACTACTATCAAAGGAAGATGTCAAAGCGATCTTCCGATTAGGCTCTGATCGTTCACTCAGAGACCTGAAAAAAGAATACGGCCTCCGCAAGAGGGGAAGACATTACCTCACAGTAGATGTCCGCAGGGCAATCCATGAAATGGAAATGGATCAGGCGGCATGAAGTGCTACATCGGAATAGACCCAGGTGTAAGTGGCGGGTACGCAATCGCTTTCGATGATTTGACCAGTATTCAACTGCACCCTTGGGGTGATGAGTGCGAATTTGTACATCACATGAGGGAGTTATCAGACAATCCTGATATCGACCTAATCGAATCAGCAGTGGAAAAGGTTCCACCCTTTGTAGGCAAAGCGATCCCAAGCTCATCGTCTTTCAAGCTAGGATATAACTATGGTTTTTTAGTTGGGGTACTGAGAGCCTTGCAGGTCCCCGTGACTCTGATCAAGCCACAAGAGTGGCAAAAGGGACTCGGTGGCCTGCAAGGTTTAACTTCTCAGAAACGCAAGAAAGCACTTCGCGATCATGCTGATAGATTCTTCCCACAAGTGAAGGGACTCACTCTTAAAACAGCCGATGCGGTTCTTATCCTTCGGCATTTTTTACTAAACACCTAATGAGTCTCCCACTCGTAAAAAAGGGAATAGAAAGCAAATAACATTATGGCAATATTAACTCAATCATCTAACGGGGACGGACCGATCACAGGTTGGTCGCTTGAACCATGCAGACCAGGGCAGTACCTTGCGATCTGCTTGGAGGTAAAGGATTCATTCGGCATTCAGCGTCCGAAATACGAAGATCCTTCTCAGATCGAAACTCTCGATGTCTGCCGGTTTCTTTTCGGAACACAGGACGGGCAACTTGTTCAAACGGGCGAGATGAAAATCTCAGCCCATGAGAAGAGCAAACTGACAGGCGTTTTGACATCATGGTTAGGTTCAGCACCTGGGGCAGGATTCGACACTGAAACTCTTAGAGGTAAGGGAGCGATGATCAATATTGTGGAGAAGACTTCACAGAAGGGCAGAACTTACTCCGATATCACATCGGTAACTCCAGTAATGGCAGGTATGGAGGCACAGGTTCCACAGGCATCAAACTTTACGATACCAGGCGGATCTCCTGCACCGGCTCCTGCTCAACCCGTACAGCCTGCACCTGCACAACCTGCTCCACAGGCAACCACCACAGTAACAGTCGAGCAACCTCAGACTGTTCAGCCGGCACAAACTCAAATGTTTTCCCAACCATCTTCAGGACAGAGCGTTCCGTTCTGAGTTAGTACAGACATAGTAAAACCCCTGGGTGGCCGGTTAGTGTGTGGCCGGTCACCCTTTACCCCAACCCATAACAATATGAATCCAATAATTTTACTAGCAATAGGGTGGCTCGCAGTAGTCATCGATATGATAACATGAGAGAGTTATCAGACATTTTTAAGGCAGTCGAAAAGACTGGATACTCGGAAGCAGATATCATCAGTAAGAATCGAAAACAGCCCTTGGCTTTAGTTCGACAGCTTGCCGTTTGGCTTGCCCGAGAAGGAAGAACATATGAGGAGTTAGGTGATATCTTTCAGAGAAATCATGCGGCGTGTCTAAATTCGGTCAGACAGGTCGAAGGTAGACTTTCCTATAACGATTTAGAGGTCACCAAAATGATGGAAAAGATGGAGGTGGCTACATGATCTACATCAAGCGAACCATCCACCTGGTATACTTTTTATACAGATGTGGGAAGGAGGTAATCCGTGGCTATATTAACACCAAAGCCTAAGCGGGGAAGTGGTGGCCATTGGTACACTGCAACAGGAGAGGCTCGTCATACGATGCCAAAGGCGGACGGGAGTGGCGATAGGAATACTAACCTTCGAGATGCTAAAAAGTATCGATTGATACCATCAGTAACGACCCTACTCGGAATGTTTGCCAAGCACGGGCTTGATCGTTGGAAACAGGATCAACTCTTGCGGATAGCATACGACAACCCTCCAAAAATGGACGAATCTTTTGAACGATTTGCAGACAAATGCCTCGTTCTGCATGAGCAACCTGTTGAGGAAGCGGCCGACTTTGGAACCCGTATCCACGATGCAATCGAGAAATACTTCGAGGGATATCCTATAGATGATGATTTGCTCGAATATGTAAATCCCGCGTTCCAGTGGAAGCAGGAGAATCAATTACGATTCATTGAGCGTGAGCAGATTCTCGTCAATATGGAACACGGATTTGCGGGCACTGTCGATATCGTAGGAAAGGGAGCCGAGGGTCAAAAGTTCATAGTCGATTGGAAAACCCGTAAGACTAAGCCAAAGGTAAAGGTAACAAGTTACGACTTTCAGATTCATCAGATTGCCGCCTATGCCGCTACCTATTGGGGCGAGGATCAGGTTGAACAGATGCAGGTGCATGGAGCTAACTGTTACATCTCATCGACTGAACCTGGTCGCTTTGAGGTGATTAAATATTCTCCCGAAGAAATACGGGATGCCTGGCAGGTCTTCAAAGGAGTCTGTCGAATATGGAGATCCCTCAAGGGATACGATCCTAGAAAGACTTCCGACTAATGGGTCCTGATCGATACGGAGATGGACCAAGGAGGAGAAGCATCTATGAGGGCTTATTTCCATCGACTGAGGAGATGCAAAAGGCATGGGCTTACTTTTGGTCGCAGAACCGACTGAGCATTGATGAGCACGGGCGGAAGTATCGGACAGACGAACAGAGGGTCATGCCGGTAACCAAGGAATTTGAATTTAAGAATAAGAGGAGGGGGAGATGTGGATAGTACCCAAAACATTATCAGCTTTTGTACAGGATACGGAGGGATTGAACTTGGACTTAGACGAGCGGGCGTGGATGTTAGAACAGTCTGCAATGTGGAGATCGAAGCCTTCGTCCAAGCAAACTTGGTTGCGAAGATTGAAGAAGGACGCATGGATGACGCGCCTATCTACTCGGATCTTAAAACCTTCCCTGCACGAATCTTTCGAGGAAAAATTTGTGGCATCACTGCCGGATATCCATGTCAGCCGTTCAGTAGCGCGGGAAAGCGAAAAGGCGAAGAAGACCCAAGGCACTTGTGGCCGTATATCCGAAGACACATCCGAGCAATTGGTCCTTCCTGGTTTTTTGCCGAAAATGTCCGAGGTCACACCACGATGGGGTTATGGCGAGTCCTGTCCGATTTGGAAGCGGATGGTTACCGAACGGAGTGGGGATTGTTCTCAGCGGAGGAAACAGGCGCGCCTCACCAACGCATCCGATGCTTCATCCTGGCCTACCGTGCGGACCTCGGACTCTCAGGGACATTCAGAGTCGAAGATAAAAAGAGTAAAGAACGGTACGATGCCAGCGGGCAAAGCCCAATTAAGGGAATGGGTGAATCCGAATTGGTCAACCCCGTTGGAGGACGATTCGAGTTATGTGAATCCGAATGTGAAAAGAAGGGCTTCACTAGTCAAGGATGTCAACATACACGCTGGCCCGCCCGCCCTGGAGAAGAGCAGTACGAGTGGGAAGAACCACGGGTCACCGAAGCTCAATCCGAATTGGGTGGAGCAGTTGATGGGCTTACCCATCGGGTGGACAGACTTAGGCTCCTGGGCAACGGAGTCGTCCCCCAAACCGCAGAAATAGCGTGGAGAACTTTATGGCAAAGAATTTAAGAGCGATCCCGCCTTTGGGCCGCAAGGCGATAGGCAAACAAGACCACCTCCAGGACACTCGCTGGGGCGGGATTGCTCTTTTCTTTTTAACACTATGAACGAAGCAGAATACAAAATGGGAATCGGGCTACCCCGAGGGGAGAAGATAGTCGTTAAGATGGGAGCGAGGCAGGCGGACATATGGCTCGACCATGAGGAGTATGCCTGGCGGGTAAAGATCGACAGGGATCTTCCTGAGACAACTTACCCTCACCTCGAGAATGCGATCCTTTCGGCACAGACTTTACTGAAGGAGGTTCCATGATTGTCGCTTTCGACCTCGAGACATTTTACACCAAGCGATACTCGGTAGCCAAGATCGGACTCGACCGATATGTGAAGCATCCCGACTTTCGGGTCACCCTGGTATCTATCGTAACAGAGGATGGATTTGAATGGGTAGGGGAGCCACAGAACCTGCCGGTTGAGCGATTGAACGGACAGACTCTAATCTCCCATAATGCTGAATTTGATTCTGTCTGTGCAAGGGCCGCCATCTTCAAAGGACAGATGCCTGAGTTCATGCCTGCCGATTGGATATGTACCGCAGATATGGCATCGTATCACCAGCTACCCCGATCACTTGCCGGTGCAGTCAAGGAACTCTTTAACGAGGAACTTTCCAAGGATGCCCGTGAACAGATGGCAGGGTTATCGGTGGAAGAGATTCAATCGAATCAGACATTTATAAACTACGCCCTCGAGGACAGCCGAGCCTGTCTGCGGGTATATCAGGAACTAGATGCCGGCTTCCCCGAGAAGGAGAGATTGCTGTCATCCCTGACCCGAAGAATCGCATCCCGTGGACTGGCGATTGATGGACCACTCTGTCAGCAATTCATCGATAAGACAGATAAAATTTTAGAGGAAACTCCGAAACAAACAACCGAATGGAGACAGGCGAACCTAGCCAATCAAACATTCGAAAAACTACTGATGGGTCAACGATCCGACCGGCGGGTTCCTACCCGTTTGAAATACTGCGGTGCTCCACACACAAAACGATGGAGCGGTGGAGGTGTCATTAACTTCCAGGCGATCCCTAATGATGGAATAGGTGATATCTCAGCTAGGCAGTGCCTCAAGGCTCCCGCCGGTCGGGTCTTAGTATCGGCAGACCTATCGCAGATAGAACCGCGCGTAATTGCGTACCTGGTGGGCGATGTCGATTTCCTCGGATTAGTCAGGGGAGGAATCGATATCTATGAGGCGCATGGTCGGGCTTCCAAACTCTACAAAGAGGATGAACCTATGGCCGAGCTTGCCCCTGAGATGAGGAAATTATGCAAGGCGAGACTGCTCGGGCTGGGCTATGGATGCGGACCGGCAAAGTTTGTCGAGGTAGCAAAAAGCTACGGCGTAAACATGACCGAGTCACAGGCGAAAGAACAGGTGCTTCTCTACCGAGCACAGAATCCTGATGTCATGCTCGCCTGGTCAAAGATGGAAGACCAGTTCCGCGAATGGATGAAGGAGACTCCCGAATGTATTACATTTGAAACACGATGCGGTGTACCTGTCCGCTACTTCAATGCTTACGAAAAGGATGGAGATCTCTATGCCTCGACTACCCGAGGATATGAACCGGTAAAACTGTACGGGGCGAGACTCTTTCAGAACCTTGTGCAGGCAACCGCACGATCCATATTCGCCGATGCCCTTATCCGAATAGAGGCCGCCGGCTTGCCCGTCTGTCTCCATGTCCACGACAGTATCTGCCTCGAGGTAGGCGAGGACGAGGGACAGGCGGCACTGGACCTTTTACTTCAACTACTAACCCAAGAATCTCCGAACTACCAGGGATTACCCCTGGCGGCAGAAGGAGAAATCAAAACCCACTACTGATATGGGATGTCAAAAAGGAGCAGGATCGTTTAAGCGATGTGATGAGCCTTATCATTGGGTAAGGATTACTAATCACCCATACGCATTAGCTAATGGCTATGGCGTATCATACAAGAAGCAATGCAAGTATTGTGGGGCGTGTGGGGTGATGGAAAAGAAAGAGCCTACCAAAGGTTCTGAAGTGATAAATGAACAAGAATCTCAAGCATATGAAGAGGATCAAAAATTATATATTCAGAATGAACGAATCAGGCGAATGCGTGAGGAGTCAGAATTAAAAGAACAACAGAGATTACAATACAAAGAAGAATATCACAGGTATTTACAGACTGATATTTGGAAGGCTAAACGAGAGCTTATTTTAAAAAGGGATAACTATACCTGCCAATCATGCTTAACTAAGCCAGCAACTGAGGTTCATCATTTATCTTACCAATCTTACGAACAGCAACCAGGTAGCGAAAAAGGATGGGAACTTATATCCGTCTGTCGAGACTGCCACAAAAGAGAACACATATGAAATTACACCCAATACATTACATCCTATTCGGTTTGGCGATACTTACATTCGTTTACACCATCCTATCCTTTGCACTGGCGATCTTATGACCTACCCAGCACCTAAAATAATCGGTCTATGCGGTCCCAAGGGAGTGGGTAAAAGCACTTACGCCAAATCATTCGAGGGAGCCGCCGTTCTGTCATTCGCCACCCCGATAAAGGAGATGCTAGAGGTAATCCTACCGCATCCCGCTTGGCTGGAAAAAAAGGAGGAACCAATACCAGGTTTCCCCGATGGAATAACTGTCAGGCGTATGCTCCAGTCACTCGGAACCGAGTGGGGTAGGGAAACGATCTATCCGAACATATGGGTGGATGCCGCCATGCGACAGGCCGAGGATCACCTGGGCAAGCGTCTGATCATATTCGATGATATTCGCTTCCCGAACGAGGCTTGGGCGATCAAGCGATTAGGCCATAGGCATGAAATCCTAACACAGATCGTTCATATTTCCAGGAAGGGCCATGAGCCTGATCCTAATGACCTTCATGTTTCAGAGGCGGGACTGCCAAGGCATTTCATCGATAAGTGGGTAACAGTGGATGACAAAGGAGCGGAGACAGAATAACTCCGTCCGAAAGATGGCAACCGATGCGAGGCTGAGACAGATGCTTCGCTCGGTTCCATCCGATCATGCCGGATTTACTCAGGATGAAATCGCTCAGAAGGTTGGAGTCGCCAAGCAGACAATCTCCAAAATTGAACGAGGGGCGATGATGAAAATCACTGAGCAGATCGCCAAGTACCTATCTGACTAATGGCCACCCTTAAAGGAGATCTTCGCAGATGCCTCGAGAATCTGCCAACAGGTACACTGTCTCACCATGATATCATCCTGCGACTCGCCCTGGTGGTGACCAGGCATATCGATGATGCGAGTGAAGCGGAAAGAGCAGTCGAGCATATCCTACGAAATGTATCACATCGACCCAACCAACCTTCCGAGGTCAGAAACGCCGTTAAGGGAGCCTACGACCGCCATCAGAATCCTCACATACCCTCCAACCCGATCAAGGTCACTCAGCCCGATCCTTCCCTCAAGGAACAGAATCTAGGCGAAGCAGGTCTGTTCGAGAAATACACAATAAAATCAGACCCCATTCCTATGAATGCCGGTGAGGCAGTCAGCAAACTCTTCGATCTTGACGAATCAATCTTTGTCCAGCGTCAGGTGGCCGAGAAGGGGAGGCTACTACCCGTATCCGATTGGATCGCTCAACCCGACCTCTCCCAATACCAGTTCATCACCTATAACACTTTCCCCGCCGATGCGACCAACCGATCAGAGGCACAGGTGCTTGGGCGGAAATATTTACTCCACGAAACAGATGATCCATCCCTCTCATTCGAGCAACAGCTTGGCCTGATTAAACGACTCGAGAATGAGGCTGAACTCAAGATGATCGTAAACTCAGGAGGGAAGTCCCTCCACGCATGGTTCAAGTGGACTCCAGGTAACAAGAAGGCATTCCTCGAGCTATCCCAAAAGCTGGGTGGAGATCCACGATTCAAACTTATGAACCAACTTTGCCGGCTACCCTGGGGAACCCGCCGCAAAGAGGCCAGCCTGCCTGCCGCCCAACCGATCATCTACTGGAAGGATTAGATGATCCACAAGTTTTTCCTCAAGAAAATGATCGCCCGAAGATTCATCAATCTAGGCGTTCCTGTTAAGGAGGCCTGCCACTTTGCCGATCAGATGGATGAGACCAAGTCCGTCCTGATCGTCCGCGACCCCGAGACCTTTAAACCCGATATTATAGTTCTAATAAAAACCAAACATAAATAACAACATGGCTAGAAGAGAAGATTACCTAACACCCGAAGTGCTCGCCGATGTGGATGAGGTAGACCGATACCTCGCATCCAAGGGCAAGATCGATTACCCAACCCATACCGAACAGGATTCACCGCCCACTGCCTACTCCATAGCAATCGATGATCCGCTACCTCCACCCAGGTTCCTCTCCCTCGAGCAAATGATGACCCATAACACCGATCCCATGCCCAAGCAGGTCATCGAAGGAGTCCTCCACAAAGGCTCCAAAATGATCATCTCAGGCTCATCCAAGGCAGGTAAAACCCTCTCCCTCCTTCACCTCGGCCTAGCCGCCGCCAACGGGTCCACCTGGTTAGGCCACCGCACAGCAACCTCCAAGGTAATCTACCTCGACTTTGAACTTAAAAAACGCATTGCCGCCCGCCGGATTGCCGAAATGGTCAATGCGAACTCCGACTATGACCCCAAGAATCAAAACTTTATGTACTGCTCCCTCCGAGGACAGTCCCGAACCCTGGAAGACCTTGTACATCACATAGAAGACCTCGAGGACCACCGCCCCGACCTCGTAATCGTAGACCCGTTCTATAAGCTCGCAACAGGGGCAGATGAGAACGATGCAGGTGCTATCGGGGAAATAGTCAACCGCATGGAAAAGTTCTCCGAGCGACTCGACTGCTCATTCGTCTATGCCCATCACTTCTCAAAGGGAAACAAGTCTGACACTGACCACATTGACCGGGCAAGCGGGTCAGGCGTGTTTGCCAGAGATCCCGATGCCATCCTTACCCTCACCCCTCACGAAGAGGAGGATCACCTGGTACTCGAGGCCACCCTCAGAGACTTCCCGACTCCCTCCCCTCAAGTCGTAGAATTTTCTTGGCCGAACTTTATCCATAAGCCTGACCTCGAACCTAAACTCCGAAAGCCAGGTCAGTCGAAAGAAAATAAACTATTAAACGATAAACTCTCCACCGCCCTCATCGAACTACTAAAACCTAATTCGATCATGGGATTAAATAATCTTCGAACCAAACTTGAGGAGAAAACAGGCGAGGAAATACATCCTAATAAACTGCGAAATCTTATTAAAAAGACGAAGAATATTAGTGAACTAAAGACTCAAAAGGGTAAGGAAAACATTTACTCTTATACCGAATAATCCTGTCTCAACTCTGTCTCAAAACTAGTAGTAAACCCCTTATATAGTAGGAGTACTACTAGTGCAAAAAGGCTGTAAGTAGTAGTTGCCCGCCCAGCAGGGCAATAACTACTACATCCAAACAGCCTTAAAGCGAATTACTAGTCGGATCAACAGGTTGAATGATTTGATCGGGAGAGCTACTCACTCGGTTTAATTTTACTCGCTAACTCGTCAACCACTTGACCTACTGATAACTTCTTAGCCTGTCCATACTGCTTGATGAGGTCGCGGGTTGCCGGATCAACCATGCAATGGAATCCGACACGGCGAACCCCAGGTCGGGCAGGCGGTCGGCCGGTTTGGTTTGGACGCTTACCGCCCCATTGTTTTTTATCGGTCATCCTGATCTTCAATATCGTTTTCGGTATGAAAGCAAGTACAAGCCTCTGTGTCATCGATATGGCAGACTAGCTGACAGATCGGACAGGTGTAATAATTATCATCGCTCATTTAAATACAACTCGTCTTTAGATATGCCAAATTTGTGGTAAAGCTCTCGTGCGATATCTTTTCGCTGAGAATTAATAACATCTAATTCATTGCGAGCAGATTTAGAACTCTTACGGGCAAGCCTATTGGCTTTGAGTTTAAGTTGATGTAGTGCAAGGTTGTAAATCTCGTCTAGACTAATGTGGTGTAATTTGTTGTTCATGTGGTTGGTCTCCTTATTTAGTTTTAGATTCTTGATGAAAAGCTGAATTTTCTACATGGCGAATTGCTGAAGAAAGTGATTTGCAACTTGCACGATGCTGAAAGCAGAAACTCTCTTTAACTGTCCATCTATTGTAATTAAACCTGTCGTACTGTATGACAAAGTGAGGTGGATTATCGCAGATATCCTCCCATTCAACTGCAAGCAGTTTGTACTGTGGTGGGAGTGATCCCTCGTTCAAAATAGCAAATGTTGGTTGTTCTTCGTTGTTCATACCCTCAATCTAGCTTACCTGTACAGGAAAGCAAGATATATTTTACATTTATTTTTACGAATGTTGTAAGTGCCTAATAATTAGTAGGCTAGGGGATGAAAAAAATTAAGATTCTACATCCGAAACCTCAGCATCAACTACCTTCTCATCTTTAAGGTTGGCAAGCTCGGCTCGGATCTCGTCCAGGCTCAAAGATTTCTTTACCTCTATGGTTTGGGTCGGCTCACCTTCATACTGGCGATGCTTATCGATTAATATGCCTGTGGCGATTGGGAGGACTCCTGATGGTATTTCATCGTCATTAAGCTTCGTAATAAGCTTTTCAACGGCAAGATGGGTCGCAGTACCAATTAAGGATCGTAAATGCTTTTTAGACTCCTTCAGGGTGTCTCCTTCACGGGATTTAACGATAGCTATGGTATGAGGAGAAACTTTACAGGTTTTACATATCTGTTTGATAGTCGATCCTTCTGCCAACATCTTAACGACCATCGCATAATCCTGTGGCCTTTGATCGAAGAACTTCTGACCTGTGAAGATGTTTGGACAAGCTTCCTCTGTCTTGAGGTTAGCCGGAAGGTTCTCTGCTTGCTGGTATACTCTCGGTCTTTTAGTAGGCATAAAATCAATCGGTGAGATAATTTGAGAAAGTATTTTAAACTAGGGATCAGGCAAGCCTAATTAGACATAATCCTTATTATGCGAAGTTCTGAAAAACGCCATTTTATTACGCATGCATATATATATCAGTAGCTTACGGAAAAAACACCC